CTCGACAATCAGGACCGGGTGATCCGGATTCTGGACCGGATGGCGAAGTTGCACGGCGCCGAGATGCCCACGCAGGCCGAGGTGACGCTGGACGCTGCGCCGGAGGCGGTGGACCGGCTGGTGCAGCGGCTGGCTGCCGGTCAGGGCCTCGGCTACGACACGAGCGTGTTCGACACCGTGCCGGGTGAGGTGATCCACGAGGCTGCTCGTGAGAGCGAGAGAGAACTCGCGGTTTCTGGAAACCGGGTCGAAGATCCACAGCCCGGCGATGAGCCGTTGTGAGCGCTGCCGTCGCTGACTTCACCGAACTCAGTGAGGCTGAGCAGAGAGCAGTAGCCGAGCGGCTCCTCCGGATCGAGGAGTCCGGCTGGAAGCCGTTCTGGTGCTCCCGGGCCGACTGCGACGGGATGCCGCATGCGGCGCTTGATGAACATGGCGATGAGGTGTTCGTCGGGATCGAGTCTGAACACGGCCCCAACGGCGAGCCTGTTTCCGAGATCGTGTACGAGGAGCCGGACGGGTCGCTGTTCCTGCCCGAGGACCCGGATGATCCCCCGGACCCAACGGAGCCCCCCTACGCTCTGCCGTTTGGGCGGCTGGTCTATGACCCGGTATGGGCGCACAATCACGCTCGCGCCGACCAGAGGCTCCCTCCGTGGATCGAGGAGTGGACGCTGTTCATCATGTCCGGGCGTGGCGCGGGCAAGACCCGGACCGGCGTGGAGTTCGTGACCCTGTGTGCTCGCAAGGGGCTTGACGGCGCCATCGTCGGTCGTCGTGGTCAGGAGGTCACGAACACCCACGTCGCGGAGATCATCAAGCACGCGCATCCCGAGTTCGTACCGGAGCACTTCGCCTCCAAGGCGATCCTCGTGTGGCCGAACGGGGCCATCACGTACCTGTTCAGCGCAGAGACCCCGGAGAACATCCGGTCGGTCAACCTGTCCTACGTCTGGTTCGATGAGGCCGCGTGGATGGACGAGATCGAGATTGCGTGGGACAACGCGGAGTTCGCGGCCCGTGTGAAGTCCCCCGGCAACCCCATCCACAAACTCATCACGTCCACCCCCACAGGCGGTCAGTGGGTGCAGGACATGGAGGACGACCCCGCCGTCATGGTCCGCCGTGTCTCGACCTACGCGAACCGGGCCAACCTCGACAAGGAGTTCATCGCCAAACTGCGCAAGAAGTACGAGGGCACCCGCAAGGGGCGCCAAGAGATCCACGGCGAGGTGCTGCGAGACGTGGAGGGGGCGTTGTGGGATGACGACATGATCCACAGCCACCGCTTCGATGATGCGGCCCGGTTCGCAGAGTTTCTGGAAACGATGGACGACTGCGTGGTGGCGGTCGACCCGGCGGGCTCCAAGGGGAAGCGCTCGGACGCCACTGGCATCATCGCCGCCGGAGCCCACCATCTCGATGAGAATGGGGACCGGCTCTACCAGTCCAAGTTCTTCGTGCTCGGACGGGCCACGATCAAGGGAACTCCTACGGAGTGGGCCAGCAACGTGTACGCGCAGGCCCGGATCGTCAACGCCCGCCGGATCGTCGCGGAGAAGAACTTCGGCGGTGACATGGTGAAGCAGGTACTTCTGGACTACGCCAAGGCGCACCCCGAGGAGGCGCTGGACTCGGAGGGCGAGCCATTCAAGATCGAGGTGCGTCACGCGGTGCTGTCCAAGGAGACCCGCGCCGAGGGCACCGTGGGCCGCTACGAGCAGGGGTTGGTCGAGCACACCCCCAACCCCACCAAGTTCGGCGACCTGTCGGAACTGGAGAAGCAGCAAGTCACGTGGATTCCGAAGTCCCGGGGTGGCAAGCACCCATCACCCAACGACGTGGACGCGCTGGTGTGGGCGATCAGGGACCTCGACACCACTGTCCAGTTCAAGGCGCAGACTGCGAGCAGCCGTGAGGTGCTCAAGAAACTCAAGCGCTCTGCCTGATGTCGAACGGTACTGTGTTACAGTACGACGCTATGAGCAGCAGACGGGTCGGAGTGGCGATCTCCACGACCGGCGACGAGCACCGGATCGGGCTGTTGCGGCAAGCCGTTGAGAACTGGGACGCCTGCCTGCCCCGGAACGCCTCGATGTTCGTGACCGTGGACGGCGACGAGGATGCCGTGACCCGCGTCGAGCAGGCAGTGTCGGAGTGGACCGCCTCGGTGCTGCGGGTGGGCCAGCCGGAGGACAACTGGAACCAGCCGCTCGGGATGCGCGCCGGTCGGCTCGGCGTCGCCGTGAACAAGAACACCGGGCTGGAGGCGCTGATGGACGACGCCCGGTGTGACGACCTGTTCCTGTCCGACGACGACTCGTGGCCGCTGAGCACCGACGCGCTGGGGCTGCATCTCGGGTTCCTCGCGCACTCGATGGTCTGCTGGGGGCGGCACCGGAAGTCGAGCCCCCGTAGCGGGTACGCCGCGTGGACGTGGCCTCGGGGTGCGGTGCTGTTCGTGGAGCGCGAGGTGGTGGAGCAGGTCGGCGGGATGATCGAGGCGTTCGGGCCGGGGGGCCACGAGCACGTCGAGTGGAGCCGCCGGATCTGCGTAGCCGGGCTCACCCCCGCCGACTACCCGACACCGCTGGCCTACATCGAGGACGCGCATCTCGGTGCCCGGAGGTGGTGGCACTGCGAGGACATGCCCCAGCCGGGGGAGACCGTCCCGGCCCTGCTGGCGCGACGGCGGCGGCTGACCAGCATCAGGCGCCAGCCGATTGACGAGGTGCACGCCCGTAAGATCATGGCCGTGCGCCGGGGCAGGGCTGCCTTCGTGCCCTACCGAGCCGCCGACAACCACAGGTCGTCGGCTACGCTGTCCCCGCTGAACTGAGCCGAGGAGCCAGAGTGAGCAACGAGTTCTACTGGGTCGCCGTCGTGGCGACCACCATCCTGAGCGCGGCACGTCTGGCCCGCCTCGCGGTGATCGACAAGTTCCCGCCTGTCAAGGCGATTCGCAACTGGTACGAGGACAGGACCGACGGGACCGACTGGCAGTGGCTCACGATGTGCGCCTTCTGCATGTCACCGTGGATGATGGCCCTCGTGTTTGGCACCGGCCTGTGGGCTGACGTGTACGGACCGGGAGACGAGTCACCGGGCACACCGTGGTTCATGGTCTGGTGGCTGTTCAACGGCTGGCTCGCCATGTCCTACCTCTCTGCGTCCTACGTTGCCCGTGACGGCGCTGTGGACGAGGACTCCTGATGGTGCGACGTACCACGCCAGCGGGGATGGCCGCGAAGGCGGTCACAGCACTGACCGCCGCCGGGATCAGCGCCGAGGTCGCGGAGGTGGTTTCTGGAAACTCGGCTCTGATCGGGTCGGCGGCGATCTACCGCCCGGGACGCAGGCCGAACCCGAGCACTGACCGCAACTCTGTGGCACAGCCGTGGCAGATCGATGTCTACCGCCACATCCACATCTGCGGGGAGGCGCGCTACGCCGCCACCCTGTTCGCGGCCATCGCGGGACGTGCCGAGATCGGCATATCCGAGCCACAGGCACTCCGGGGCAAGGCGAAGTGGGTCAACAAGGGACCGGAGGTCGACGCACTGGCGGAACTCGCGCCGACCGTCCGTGAGCGGACGAAGTTGATCCGCGACTACATGACCCACCGGACCATCGCGGGCGAGTGCTACCTCATCGCCCGGAACCGGGTCGCCACCGACCCCGGGTACGTCGTGCCCCCGCTCGGGCCTGACGGGAAGGAGTACGACTCGTGGGACGACTACCGGAGCAAGTCCCTTGATGCAGTGGACGTGCTGGACCCGGCCTTCGACGGGTCTGAGTACGACGACCCGAACGAGCCGATCTGGGAGATCGTCGCCGTCACCGAGATGCAGCGCCTCGGGGACGGGGTGTGGAAGGTCCGCCACGACAACGACAACTACCTCGAACTGAGCAAGGAAGACCCGGTGATCCGGCTGTGGAGCCCGGACCCGGAGAAGCGCCGCGAGGCGTGGTCGCCGTTCCGCTCGCTGCTCCCCACCCTGCGGGAGATCGAGTGGCTGACCATGCACATCTTCACTCAGGTGCGCTCGCGCCTCCTGAGTGCCGGTGTGTGGTTCCTTCCCGAGAACCTGACCTTCCCGCCGCCGCCTCCGGAAGCCGTGGAGGGCGGCGAGGAGACGATTGCGATGATGAACGAGGCCGAGAAGTTCATGGCCTCGCTCGCTGCCTCGGGTATGCAGCAACTCGACGCCGACGAGGTGTCGTTCCCCAGCGTGGTGATGGCCGACCCTGCGGCTCTGGACTCCATCAGCCAAGAGAAACTCATCAAGTTCTGGTCCGAGATCGATGACAAGGCGATGACGCTGCGCTCAGACGCGGTGCGGCGCTTCGCGCTGGGCATGGACCTGCCCCCGGAGCAGGTTCTTGGCAGCAGCGGCCTCGCTGTCTCGGGCACATCCGGCTCTGCGGGCTCTGTGAACCACTGGGGGGAGTGGGCCAAGGAGGAGCAGACGATCCAGAACCACATCGAGCCCGCCCTCGATGACTTCGTGGGGACGATGACGTGGGCGTACCTGCGCTCGGTGGTCCCGGCGACCCTGCTGGTGGTCGCCTACGACACCGCCACGCTGCGATCTCGGCAGGATCGGTCCAAGGAAGCGGTCGAGTGGTACGACAGAGGCATAATGAAGGCCACTGTGGCGCTTCGGGAGAGCGGGTTCGACCCCGACAACGACATGATGGACGAGAACGAGTTCAAGAAGTGGCTTCTCGTCAAGATGTTCGGCGCCGGATCGGCCACTCCGGAGCAGATGTCGGAGGTTCTGAGGCTCTTGACCGGCTATCTGGTCGAGTCAGGGGCTCAGGACCCGGCCAAGGACCGTCCGGGGCGTGGAGAGCCCCGCTCGCTGGAGGATCACCCCTATGAAGGGCCTCCGAGGGAGGATCACGAGCACCAGCCCGCTCCGTACAGCGCTCTGACCGCCGTATGTGAGGTTCTGGTGCTCCGTGCGCTGGAGAAGGCGGGCAACCGGCTGCTCAATGACGGCAAGAGGGGCAAGAACCGGGACCGGACCACCCCTCTGGTCGCTGCGCACCTGACTGCGAGCCTCGATCACACCTACACCGGGCGCGAGTTCGACTTCTCACTGGCCCCGATGGTCCTTTCGGACCTCTCACCCGCCGAGCAGTCGGAGATGCAGGC